TCTTTACCAAGGCTTCTTAAATAAGCTACACACAAAAGCTCTCCTAACCGGTATTCCTTTTTAGCTATTTGTTCTTTGAACGAATATGTCATATATGTGGACTGTCACTAAAGTCCTCTGTTACTTTTTCATGCCCATAATTATTCCACTCACTTGCATTATCTCTCTGTTGAGCCTTGGTCTTATATAAATTATTAACTATTTCCTCAAACTTTTTCTTTCCTATTCTAAAGTCACATACCCCACTACCACAGGAGTAAGGATCAGTTGCGTTAAACAAACTAGATCTACATTTAGGACACGTATTACTTTTAAGGTTAGTCCACTTCATACTTACTTATAGTGCAACCTCTACCTTCTAATAGATATAAAGGCAGAGAATGAAATTATAAAAACAAAAAAAGAATTTTGAATGCTACGATGCATATTAGATGGCAGGGCGAGAGGTTGCCGCTCGTTTTCCCTGCTTTCGCATATGCACCTTAACAGTCGTCGTTTGTTTCTAAGAGTATAGTTTTGCTACATACCCCTTATCGGTAGGATCTTTTGTTTTATTTATAAAGAAAACCCACTAACTGACTAGAGCTGTGGGTCTTCTTATAAGTAGAATTATAGCTCTAGTCAGTTGATAATACAATAGTAACAAATAAAAAAAGCCACGCAACCCCCTACTGTTGGTAACTTGTTGATAACTAATTTTTAACTTTATTATCCCTATAAAATATGAGATAATGTACTAAAGGTCGGTTCTTTAATAACCCTAATTTCGTATTCTGCCTATGACATTTTTAAATGACGACACAGAAACAACACCAGCAGACGCTCCAGTAGAAAATGGAGACGATAAAAGCACTGATGATGACGACGCCAATGGAGACGAATAGTATCTCTATTGTAGCATAGCTAGCTATAAACAAAAAGCCCTCTAAGTCCTTCCGGGACCCGAGGGTTTTTTGCTAAAACTGTACCTCTAATATACCTGATACAAATTACGATAGCAAGTCCAATGTTTCTTATAATTTATTCCCCTACTAAAAGCCCACGCTGTCAACTCTATCTGATCACGCGGGCTTAGTATGTCTAATGGTTTATTAATTTCCTCTGAAAACAACCTAAACGTATTCGGCATATACTGAAACAACCCCACCTCACCGGCCTTTCCGATAACTGTGGTAGAGGCGGCGCTTTCACACATCATAACAGCGTACATTTCCTTCCTATCCGCGCCATACGCATCAGCGTATTTGTTTATTTCGTTTTCTAAGGAGACAAACTCTACTCGACCGCTCTGCGGATCCCGAATGTCGCTAGTCCTATCCAAATGGCGTTCATGGCTGTTTCGCCATCCGTCCATCCAGCTAAAAAACCCAAGACACCCCAAAGGATAGCAATTGCGGCCACAGTGTATGTTAATTTACCACGAAATACATTTAACATTTTTTTCTTCTTTCCCTATTTGTCTTTCTACGATGACAATTAGGGCAAAGAGTTACTAGGTTCTCTAATAATAAAGAGAGATGTGGATGTTTACTTTTAGATAAAATTATGTTTTTTTCCAAGCATTATCTAATTATACCATGTTTACAGGCTCTTTTCTTGCCTGAAGCACCTTTAAGCGCTCAAGCAATGCGATAATTTGGTTTAATAAACTAATTATTGAAAGCTGAATAGTTTTAATTTCTTTATCAATTGCATCTATTGTCTGCGACCATAATTCATCCATCGGATCTACCGACCCCTTATATCCGTTTGTGTATCCCAATATCGTGCCTTTATCCTTTGACTGATATTGTATGTTGTACGATCCACTTCCGCTGTATGGTTTGAATTTTCTTATCCCAAAATGTAAGTGAGTACCAGCAAACGGGTTGAATTCCCAAAATGGAGTGGCACCGGACACCACGAACCCCGAGTTACCCATGAGTCCCAACTGTTGTCCTGCCTTTATCTTTTGTCCGATCTTTACATCTAACCTTGAAAGGTGGCCATATGTATATTCGTACTTATCATCTATACAACGAACGTGTCTACCATATCCCTCCGGTGAGTTTTTGACCTCACATACCTTCTGTTTTGAAACTGCCAAGATCGGTGTACCGTAAGAATTCACTAGATCAATTCCATTATGACCAGCAAGGCCCAAACGGCTCTTATAAAGCTTTACATTCTCCCCAAACCATTGCGTAACATTGCCCTGTGGATAGTCCTCTAATGTGCAGTCTTTAAATGGTAGTTTATACATAATTTGCCCTAAAAAACCGCTAAAATGAGCCGTGGTGAGCCTATCTTAGCAAAGTGACGATATATACCAGTCCCAACCCAATAACCCCTAAAATTGGCGTGGCGACCTTCCAAAAGAAGCCCTTTAACCACTTTACATCTGCCTCAATACGAGCTATAGTTGGTAATATATGTTGAATGTGGTTATCCAATTTTTTGTCTACACTTTTTACCCAACTTTGTAATTCAGTATTCATGATATTTTTTCTATCAGTTATCGTTATGTTTGTAGGAATTTATCTTATAAGCATTCTGATAACAGACGACACTACTTAACTATTCTTCTTGTAGTATCCCCGACTCAAGAAGTCCACGAAGCGTACCCACACGTGTTGGTGCTTTTACGCCCTCTTTTCTCGCTAAGTTAAAACCCTTACCAAACTGACTTAAGAAGTAACCGATATTAGTAAGTGTAAATGGTTGTTGGAAACCTCGTACAGCAGTGGCCGCAGTCAAACCTCCGACAATACTTCCTGAAGCGATCCCACCACCACCTATAATTATATCTATAAGACCGATGGCATTGCGGTTTCCTCTTTTTACAGCGTCATCCACGATCGCATCCACAGCTTGTATAAATATTCTCTCCTCTTTCATTAACGACTTAAATTCAGGACTTGCCTCGCCAAGTGCCTTTCTCAAACCATCTGCACTCGCCTTATAAGCCTCCTGTTTTGGAGCCAAATTAACGTCCAACCTAAACGAACTCGTATTGCGCATGTTATCTATATACCTGCGCATTTTTAATACTGTATCCATCCGTACATCACTACCCTTAGTTTTCCTAAGCTCTAATATAAGTTGCCGCGCATTTGTAGATCGTTCTGTGAAAAACTTCTCAGCACCCTTACTGAATTTATCCTCAAGCTCCTCTAGTAAGGATATATACGCTTTTTTATTTATTTTAACTTTTTTACCCGGATCTTTAACCAAGGTCTGCACCTGCTCTTCCAAAGTATTCAACTTCTTAAACGAATACACCGCCATATTCCTAGACGATCCACGTAGTCCTCTATCTAATACCTCTTGCGCAAGTATAGGATCCAATTTACCTCCTTTCGCCTCTGCCTGAAAAGCAAGCCTTAGATCATCCTTAGCGACACTAAATATCTGACTATATAATTTTCTAGGCAATACCTCTGTTGCTCCTCTAAATACTGCACCTGAAACACCAGTAACAGCTGATATACCAAACCCAAATAATGCACCCTGCATAGCAAGTTTTGTAGCCTCTTCCGGTTTACCCTGACGTAATGCCTCTGCTACCCCAAAACCTCCTCCTAAAGTAGAAGTCTCAGCCGCCCTAAGCCCAAACCGAGCTCTGCCAGATAGTTCTGCCTTACCCAACGTCTCAGCCGCCTCTCTACCAGCAATACCACGTGTAAGTCCCTTAGTAAGAGCTCCTGCACCCTTAAGACCTACAACATTTAAACCTGTACGCAAAACATCACCAGTAATTTGGCCAGCGGTGGGGCCCGGATCCACAAATTCACGCTGTTCAGGTGTAGCCTTAAATTTCGCTATTTGAGTTCCTATAGCCTCTCCGATCACTCCGCCTCCGAAGATAGTATCTAGTACTCCAGCCGCACTTTCTGTAAATGTTTTTTTACGTTCCACTGGTACACCAATAGACTGAGCTACCTCATCGTATCCCTCTAATTGGTGACCTTCCTGCCGAAGTCCAGCAACGATACCTGCCGGAGTTGTACCCTCAGGTGCTCCTTCTATAATTTCTTTTACTTTGTCTTTAGATAATGTGGCCATGTTATTCAAAACCTAAACTTCTAATGTATGCTATATCAGCATCTGAAGGCTCTACTACATTTCCCTCAGGCGTTGATGTTATATTACTAACGGTTAATTCTGAAGCAAGATCAGGCGCCGCTAAGTCAGGATCCAAGCCAAACTCTGATGCAAGGTTTGCAAATTCACCCTGTAGTCGTCTCTGTTGTGTAAGTTGAGACTGATACAATTTACCTCCTCGATCTACAAAGTCTCCTCTTTGATCAGCTGACAACCTTTGACCATCAACTACTCTATTGTATATTGCACGAATTCTGTTAGGTACACCGGCCGCATTCTGCGCTGTAGCAAATTCAGACTCACGAACCACTGAACCCGGATCAAGCACCTTCATATAGTTAAATATAAGTGCAAGGTCACCAGCCGCTGATGGATCCACCGCTGAAGCAATGATCCTGCCATATGCATCACGTATCTTGATAAAGTCCTTTGACTCGTCATCGAACTCCTTACGAATTTGAAATACATTTGTAAATTCCTGTTGTGCTATTCCACGCTCCTCTGCCCGTAGTTTTTTACCTGCCGTAAGCTCTGATATTGCCTGTTCTTGAGCAAATTGAAACTGCTCCAATTGGAAGTTTCGCTCTTTATCATAAACACTAAGAGCTAGCTGAGCCGCAAATTGCGCTCTGCTCTGTTCTCTCTGCAAAGCACCTTCTATAAGTTTCAATTTATTAACTCTATTGTCTATCTTTTGCTCAAACTTAGCACTAGTCTTTCTAACCCGAGCCGCGCGCACTGCTTCACTTAAAAATGGGTTATCATTAATTTCTGCTATCTCCTCATCACGCTGGTTTTCTATTTCCTCTATTTTATTAGAGATATCTTGAAATGCTGTAAGCCCCTCCGATACCTGAGTAACATCAAGTACAGACTTCATAATATCCTTAATAGAACCAAGAGGATCCGCATTAAATTCATCTAATGTAAGCTCAGGGACTCCGAATTGAGTTTTTAACGTATCTACCTTTTGCTGATCCTCAGGAGTAACCACTGCCGGTGCCGTAGGTGGTGCTACCGGTGGCGGTAATTCAGGAGCTGGCGGTACAGCTGTGGGTTGAGTGATCGGCTGTTGTCTTAAAATAGACGGCCTTGTCTCCTCTATAAGAGAACCAGTTGGTGAAATTCTAAAACGTCTATCTCCCACCGGTACAACAGTACCTTCCCTCAAAAATTCAGTAGGAATATTTAAACCTAACTCCTGTTGAGTAAATTCTTGCTGTGGTGGCTGTAATGGCTGAGTAGCCGCCACTTGAGGTGCAGTCGGTGCTGGCTGAATAGGTGACGGTATAGGAGCTGTCGGTGCAGTAGGCACTGTAGTTGTAGGTACTGTTGCAGGGGCAGGAGCCTGTGGCGTTACCGGTGTATCTTCTTCGGGTAATACACTACCTGTTGTGATATCTACAATTCCGCCCGGAGTACGGCCAAAGAAGCGACCACCAGCAAATGTGCGATCTCTACGAATACGTGCTAACTCTTCATCTTTTCTTTGTTGTAATGGTGGCATAATTTTAGAAAAATTGATCACGCTTTAATAATTCGTCATTTGTAGCTCCCCGTAAAACATCAATACGTTCCCACATATTACGGTCATGTGAATGATATGCAAATTGTTCATCTTTGTATTTGTCCCAAATATTATCTAAAAGTCCGACTGCATTTTTAAGATGTACATCAGCTTGGTTTAATTTCTTCTCACGAGTCTTAGCATACGACAACATGATCCTTACCATTGCCTCGTTTCCATCCTCTTCTGCATCGGTAAATACTGTTGTGAGAGTAGGATCAGTAGTATCGAAAGCAGTTGGCCGATATTGGCCATATGCGGTAAGGGTTCCTGAGACATCAGCATTCGGGTTGATAAACAACGTTCTACCAAAGTCTGAGAAAATTCTATCATCTCCTGACGGCTGTTTCTCACGATAAATTTGATAGTCCTCAAAGTTAACCTTTTGAAGTCTGTTAACTCCGACTTGAATAAACCTGAAACTATCACCTCTGTACCCCTCAAAGTTCCACTCTTCCGCACTTGAAGCCCATGTCGTAGTTACTCTACCCTCTGTAAATGGCCATTTCTTATAAGTAGCGGCCTGAATATGAGCTTGATCTACCCAATTATTCATTATTGTATCAGTATAAAGACCAGCCGAGGTAGTTCCTTGCTCTAGTCTCACTAATACTTCTCCTATAATGTCGCCTATTGTACGCATATTATTTATATTTTACTAAAATACCATAAAGGTTGACAGTATTTGTAAGTGTGTCAGCACCGTCTGCACCATTCCTTGTAAATTGAATACCCCACAGGTTACCCTTCTTTAATGCCTTTAGATCCACACCTCCTATAAGCGCTCCTACACCCGTACCTGCTATATCCGTGAAATTAAGCTCGTTTGCAGTACCATCGGCCGCTGTAGTAACCTGTGTGCCACCGGTAGTGTGCGCATTAGTAGCATCGCTATTTCCGCCTTCTCCTATATCCACTTGCCATGCTATATTTCCTGATGTTGCCGGTGTTGACCATATAAATTGAATTGAAGCAATAGTTAAGTCTGACGGCACCATGAGTGAGAAAAATGCTGATCCTGTGGCCGCATCTGCAAACTGCATGGCCGGAGTATTGTTTAAAACTATAAATGTACCCTCATTTGCATCGTTTGTATCCTGTACTCTCAAAAATTCACTTAAACTTTTGGCGGTCTCTCTGAAATTTATGAACTGCGACTTTGAAGCAACATCATCCTGCACCGGCTGTATGTCGGGAATGTTCGGTTGTATAATTTTTTTCTCTTCTTTAACCATTATCGTGTTTTTTGAGTTAGTAATTCTCCCTCAATAATAATTGGAAGTAGTACCGGTAATGTATTCGTTCCTGTCCACGCTAACTGCATTTGAAAGTCATTTACTCCTTCAAAGTCTGAAGTTAAAACAATTCTCCGTTCAGAGTCCGCAAAGTTTGTATTATTCACTGTTTCAAGCGCTACTCCCGTTGTACCACCCGGATCCACCGCAGTATTGTCTAAGCTCTCAAATAGCCTGACCGTAAGTGTATGGTTCGCGGCTATGGCTTCTCCAACACCGAAACTAACTCTATTGATACTAAACGGCTGTCCGACTTGATAAGCCTTAGTGCGCCATTTAGAAGTATTAGGGTCTCCAGTTCTGCGATCTATGGTTGGAGAATTACTACCCACAATTAAGTCTGTGTTGTTAAATGAGTCCTGTCTTGCCCTTAAAAGTGATGTAACCATGGCTCCATCAGAACTTATGATGTTATGAAGCGCAGGAATATTCATATTTTTATATCCAAGAGCAAACACACATCCAGCATTATCGGGGTATGTTGTTCTACTTCCCCAGTAGATCCTATCTCCAAGTCCCTCAACCCCTCCTGCAAATGCCATCTCGGCATATGGTAAAAATGCTATCTGTTGTATTTCATTACCGCCTAAATAGACAGATACTCTACATCCCTGCGTATAGCTACCTGAGAATATATAGAGCCGTCCGTTATGATATAAAAGTGCGCCAGCGCCCGGGTCTGATATATCTACCCTTCTGTAAAATGCATCTGATAGAGTATCCCAAAAGAATATCGATGCTCTACCGCCTCGAAAAGTAGCCCCTGACGTGGCCGGTATAGCAAGTATCGCAAGATCAGTGCCATAGCTTTCTATATCCACCGGCATCATCCCGAACGGCAAGTCTAATGCGTTATATGTTGATCCGTTATCCGCAGTACCCTCATCGGTAGCAAACTCTGTCTCAATAAAGTGAATGAGTCCTCTACCACGTGTAGCGGCCGTAGAAGTGCTAGAGTCAAAGTCTCCTACATAAAGCCGTCCATCAGTATGCACATGCATGGGATGGTTGGGTAAAACGGAACCTTGAACAGTAGGATATGTTTCATTATCAAGGTCAGTCAGTCCTATTGTGCTACCCCACCATGACTCCTGAAGCGCCGGTGTACCATCTAAAGGACCCCATCGAGCTATATCAGCTTGGCGCGTTTCACTTGAACCGTACGCCATGTATATATAATTGTTGTAATACACACCACCCCGGCCTCCTTGTCCCTGAGTCCCACCAGTAGTAGTAACCAATGCCTCAGTAAATGACGTGTCGTAACTTAGTAGCTTTCCATCAGCGCAATACGCATACAATAATTCAGTTCCTCTAGGTGGTGTCATTAACCACATAGGATCGTCAGTAAGGTTTGCACTGGTGAAGTCTGAATAAGTAGTCGGCATCAGAACGCCTGAGTCAGTAAATACTGCCATCGGTTGATCGGGGTCAATGCCTATAGAAGCGTCAAATTGATCATCACGTCCTGTGAAAATATTGGGAGTGAACCCACCTAATATTGAGTCTATCCTTATTGTGAATTTGTCGCTTGCTTCAGGCATATTTTAATAGTCGAATTTGTCGTGATCTACTTTAAAGTATTTTCCTCTAAAGTAATATTTATCCGCTTTTGAAAGTTTAACTTTTTTCATATTCATTCTCTCCATAGCCCACTGCCACCTGAACCGATAGGCATCATCTTCTTGTAAAAAGAAGCAAATGACTCTCCTGATCAACTTGATCCTGCCTTTCATATCCGGTACTACTTCTGCGTGTTCCAATTCCTCTAACACTCTCCATAATTCTCGTACTGCCGGTGCCATCTTCTCAGGTGGGATCACATCATGTCCATACTTGTCCATTTCTGCAAAGACCTCATTAAATACCGCATTCTTGATCTTGTGTTTAACTTTCGCAAGGGGTCCTGAAAGTACGTGTCCCCTCGGAAAGCCCGGCAACGGCTCTTTCTCTCCAACTATTTCCATTTGAATGGATCCATCTTTTCCTTTAACTACTCGAGCACGCTCACTGGTGCTCCTCTTCCAGTATCCAACAGATGGTGGTGGTTTTAACCTATACCAAGTGTTGAAAAATAACTTAACAATGAATTTTATCATAAGAAGGTTTGTAGCTCACCTCCTCGCGCCGTAGGGAGTAGTCCGCGAGGTATACTCCCTACAAAGACGAGCTACGGTTATATTCGGCTAAACAAACAGACTCCCGACTTCCTGCGACCAGCTGGTACTACAGCTCCGAAGAGATGCAGACCCTGATACTTTTTCGCAAACTGATCCTCAGCATCCACGATCCTTGACTCCGCCCACTTGTAAGCAAACGTTATAAAGGACTTGTGGTTACCCAAAACCATGTGAACTCGGTTACCATCTGTAAGAACCATATCTGCCGTTGCAGTTGACTTCTCCAGTCGAGTGGATACTCGGACACCGACTGCTTGGTGAGCGTCAAAGCCACCAATACGTGCCACTAGTCCGTTCAAGATCACTTTATCGTAAGCTATTTCAATTGCCGGTTGCAATTCAGCGGCTTGCTTCAAAAGCTTCTTAAACTGAGAAGGACCCGTAACGTGCCTATCAGTATCAGGGATCTCGTAGCGATCAAGCTTCTCGGAAATTTCCGTGATCTGATCGTAGATAGTACCTGAAGTAATAGTTGTTGCACGCGCACCCTGAAATTCCCAACCCCATCCTCCTTCTGTGGTAACTTTACCATCAGAGTTTAGATCAGATGTGAACTCAGGACCACCACCGAGACCTCGGAGGATGTCTCCGTTAGGAATATCACTTCCAGCTGTAGATGCGTCCCAGTTCTCAATAGTAGCGGTGTTTGT